ACACAATCGACATCGGCTGATAGGTTCACCCAATTTCCGCAAAGACATGCGTGAATTTCAGTCATAACATTACCTCCTTTCTGACTACATTATAGCAGAAATCAAGGAGGGCAACTATTAACACAAGGGGGTGAGTGCGTGCAAATATATTTGTATCAATTACGCAAAGAAAAAGGGATAACACAAAAAGAATTGGCTAAAAAGCTTGGAATTTCTGAAACTGCATATCGTCAAAAAGAAAGAGGACAACGTGCTTTTAAATCTGACGAAATGTTTATTATCGCTGATGTTCTAGAGAAAGATATTGGCGAAATTTTTTCAGACCCAAGACCACGAAACGTGGTTAGTTAGAAAGGAAAGGAAAATAAATGATTGAAAATAAGTGAAGTGAAAAACAATGCATTTTACCAATTCCCACAGTGGTTATTTGATAGTAACTATAAAGAGTTAAGTATCAGAGCCAAATTATTATACATGTTAATTTTTGATAGGCGGACGTTGTCTATTCAAAATAAATGGCACGACAAAAACGGAGATGTATTTGTTTACTTTACAAATCAGCAGTTCATGGATTTGCTTAACTGTAATGAAAAAACTGTAATTAAAGCAAAGAAAGAATTGCAAGACTTCGGATTGATTAAAGAAGAAAGGCAAGGGGTTAACAAACCTAATCGTCTATATATTTCCGGAACTGTAAAAAATACAGGTCAAGAACTGGAAAAAATACAGTCAATCAAGACTGATAATATCAATACTAATTTATCAAGACTGAGTGAACCAGATGGTGCTGGTGCTAACTATATAGATAGTATAGAGGACGCCCCAGCAGAAAATGACCTTGGAATTGTTCACGATTGGATTTTTTCAGAGTTTGGAAGATACCCAACACCGTTTGAGATTGAGGACTTGAAATACTTCTTACAAAACCATAGTAAAGAGGTTATCAAGTTAGCAATCAAGGAATGCGTGGGCAATGGTAAACCTTACTTCAAATACCTTGAGAGTATCTTGAGAGACTGGAAACAGAAAGGTTTAACAACTGTTGAGCTGGTTGAGAATAGGCAGAAGCCTAAACGTTCTTTCAGTAATCAAGATAGACCATTGAGATTGTCCGATGATGGATTTGACCCACGACTGGGATTCTAGGAGGGTGCTATGCGAACGGTATCAAGCAAAGAACTACAGACTAGAGCCTTGCAGGTTGAAACATTAAGAGACCAATGCCCCAAGCATGAAGGTGTGTATATGTGGCGCTCAGTCAATCCTTGCACTCAGAACGTGCTGACCTATTGCCCTGAATGTACGCAGGATAAAATCAACATGCAAGCAGGCGAGCAACTGGCACAAGCTGAGGCGCAAATCAGAAATACAAGGTCTTACTCTTTATTTGCTAAAGAGAGTATCATACCGACTGATTTGAAAAATGCAACTATCGGTAACTTTGAAATTCACACAGAGCAGGATTCGGCAGCAGTCAATTTCGCTAGACGAATAACGCTTGCTTATGTGAAGGAACAATATGAAGGTAATACGATCATCAGCGGACCGCCCGGAGTTGGTAAGAGTCATCTAGCAGTTGGGATTGCTAAGACACTTAACGAGAGTTTCCAGAAATTCCAGATGAAGCGCTCGGTCGTGTATCTGCCTACTGTCGAACTATTCTCACGGATGAAGGATGCATTTAGGTACAAAGATTCTAAGTGGGACGAACGCCAAACAATTAAATTCTTGCAAGAAGTGGACTACTTGATTTTGGACGACATCGGAAAAGAATCAAGTGTGGGCGATGATATCAAACAAGGGAATAACTGGGTTCAAAAAGTCCTGTATCAGATACTTGAAAACAGGACGAACACAATTATAACTACGAACTACGGAGGCGAACATCTCAAGAAATTGTACGAGAAAAGCCTTTTGGACAGAATGACGAAAGGAAACATGAAAACCAATGCGTTCAAATTTAGCAATGACACGCAGTCAAGAAGAACAATTTCAGCAAGTGACTACTGAGAAACGCAAGCAGATTGTTGAAGAGTTCGAAGCTGATTATTACGAACTATCTAGTTTGCTGAAAGAACGGTTGCTGATTACAAGCGACTACCAGTTTACTAGAAAGATGAACGAACTAAGAACCTTTGCCAGAAATGGCGGAATTTATACGAGTTAGGAGGGGAAATGGTAGTTGAAAAATATGAATTCGAACAGGAACTTAAAAGATTTTTATCTGTTCCTCTAAAATTAAAAATTTTACGAGAATGCTACTTGTATTTGTTCATCAAAATGGCTAATGATACGACAGATATAACATTGGATAAGTCTACCGTACATTCTAGCGATGGAACAAGCAAGACAATCTATACAGTAACTGTGTATAACTAAAAAAGCACCTGACGGCAATCAGGCGCATACTTAAATAATTTAAACCATTATATCACAAAAATGCTTGCCCGCATAGTTGAGAGGATGTAGGAAATGGAAGGTATAACGTTACAATTACGATTGGACGGCGAAAGTGCTGAATTGTTCACCAATCAATTATTGGCTTTTGCTGAAAAGCAGGTCAAGGAGCAGTTAGAGAATGATCGCATGCCAATCAATCAACAAGCTTTGATGAAGAAGTTCGGCTTTAATCATGCCTATGTTAAGAAGTTAGAACGAAAAGGCTTAAGATTTCGTAAGCAAGGGAAAGATATTATGTATGATGTCAATGATGTTTATGAGATTTTGGAATTAGAAAAAGAAGTACGAAAATTAAGAGCATAAGGAGATAAAAATGTTTGAACCACCACTAATCAACCAGCTTTTAGGAACTGGTGCAGTGATTTTAGGATTTATCGGTGCTGGGATTTTAGCACGACAAATGGAATTGCACGAACTTGAGAAACAACGCAAGTTAGAAGAACGTGACACGAAGATTATCCAAGCATTTAATGAAGCGGTCGAAATCGGTCGTGAGATTGAGCGTGAGGAGATTAGGAAGAATATCCGAAGAGATTTTCAAGGCTTCACGTTTGACAATGAACGTCCTGAGGGGTTAAAACCAGAGCCGTTAGCTTTGCCAGAACCTAAGAAGGCGATTATGAAAGTGTTACGCTGAGGTTGGAAAATGTATATCTGGGAATGCGTCTGCATTGATTGTGGACATGAATTTGAAGTTATAGATAGCTACGCACCTCTTGAGTGTAAAGAGTGTGGTAGTTGTGAGTTGAGCAATGAATTTAAAGGGAGGGCATACGTCTAAATGACAGTAAGCAGAGATATGGAAGAAGTAGAAGCTAACGTGTTGAATTACATAGTAAATCACGGGACTTTTGAACAACCTGTTAGTTCGCTAACTATCAAATGGAAGTTCAATCTATCCAAACGTAGACTTGAAATGATTGTTGAGAGTTTGCGAGTTAATTTTGGACATCCGATTGTGGCGAAGAAGACTCAACCAAGTGGATATTATATTCCACGAAACGAGGAAGAGCGACAAGCTGGAACTGCACCTTATCGTAGGCAGATTTTAACCGAGCAGAAAAATCTATCAGCGGTTATGGCAGTTGATTTAGAGGAATACTGGCGCAGTGCGTAGATGGCTCTAAAATCGCCTGTATGCGATTTTCAGAAGCAGGTATATAAATTATCGAACGAAGAATAAAAAACGGAAATAGACCCCAAATTTGAAGAATGAGGGGCATAGGAGAGAAACGATGGCAACACTTTACGAATTGACAGGACAATTTCTTGATATTTACAACTTGGAGTTGGACGAAGAAACAAAACTAGACACCTTGGATTCCATTGATTGGGAAACTGAGTATGAAACCAAGGTAGAAAACTATATCAAGGTCATGAAGAACCTTGAAGCGGACGTTGAGGCTCGTAAGAATGAAATAAAACGCTTGATGGAGCTAAACAAGGCAGACGAGAAGAAGAAAGAACACTTGAAAGATACTCTTTCAGCAAGCATGAGCTTAACAGGTCATGAACGTGTTGATACACCACTTTTCAAGGTATCATTTAGAAAATCTCAAGCCGTGGAAGTAGATGAAGCAGTCTTGCCAGAAGCTTACAAGGTAGCAACTTGGAAAGCAGACAAGAAACGCTTGAAAGAGGACTTGAAGAATGGTCTTGAAATCATTGGCGCCAGCTTGGTTGAACGTAAGAACTTGAGTATCAGATAGGAGTCAAGATATGAAAAAATCAGAAACATTAACAGAGTTCAGCAAGGCTTTTGCGAAAACTCAACAAGAGATGAAGCAACCTTTAAAAGATGCCAACAATCCATTTTTTAAAAGCAAGTATGTACCACTTGAAAATGTGGTAGAAGCTATCACAGAGTCAGCGAGTAAGAATGGTTTATCATTCACACAGTTTCCGTCAAGCGATGAAGATGGGAATGTCACAGTTGGGACGCTGGTGATGCATAGTTCAGGAGAGTGGATTGAATATGATCCAATCAAAATGAAGCCAGTCAAAAACGACCCTCAATCAATCGGGTCAGCTATCACTTACGCTAAACGCTACGCATTATCTGCTATTTTTGGAATAACCAGCGATCAAGACGATGACGGGAATGAGGCTACACAAACAAAAAAGCAACAACCTAAAAAAGTCAATGACCCAGTTATTTCTGTAGAAAAAGCAAACTACTACTTGAAAGAAATTGCTACTATTTCTGCTGAAAAAGGCAAAGAGGATGGTTCTATCGTTAAATGGTTCTTGAACCATCTTGGAGTAGTTGACTATAAGATGATTAAGCAGTCTCAGATTGAAGATGCGGATATGTTACTTGGTAAATTGAAAGGAAACTAGAAAATGTTAAATAATGTCGTATTAGTTGGTCGTTTGACAAAAGACGCAGAATTGAGATACACGCAGTCAAATGTGGCAGTCGCTACATTTACTCTTGCAGTGAATCGCACATTTAAAAGCGAGAATGGAGAGCGTGAAGCTGATTTTATCAATTGCGTTATGTGGCGCAAGCAAGCTGAAAATCTCGCTAACTGGGCTAAGAAGGGCGCTTTGATTGGAATTACAGGACGCATTCAGACTCGTACTTATGATAACCAGCAAGGTCAACGTGTCTATGTGACAGAGGTTGTGGCTGAGAATTTCCAGCTTATGGAATTTAAGAAAGATGGTGGTCAACCATTAGATGACAACCACGATCAGCAATCGCCTAATTTTGCTAGAAATTCAAATCCGATGGATATTTCGGATTCAGACTTACCATTTTGATAACTAAAAAGATGTTTGTTCTTTGAAAACTTAATAAAAACACTTGACAAATTGCCCGTACAGTTATATAATTTATCGTACGGGCAGAAAAGAGGTGATTGAATGAGCCCACGAACAGGAAGACCTAAAAGTTCCAATCCTAAAAACGTTCGTCTTGAAATTAGATTAACTAAATCTGAAGCAGAAGAGTTACAGGCGTTAGCTGATAAACTCAATACTAACAAGACAGATGTTATTATTAGAGGTATAAAACTTTTACAGTCTGAACATAAAAAATAGGATAAAGCCCCTGTCGCCAAACATCAGCTTTACCCTATCGCTGCAGAAAGTGTTTCCGCATGAAATATTATATCATGCTGAGACGCTCTTTTCAAGGTACACGAAGGAGTGTTTTTATTATGGCAAAAATTGAACTTTTAGACAGTTACGAAGATTTACTGAACTATGTTGGAGAAATCCGTGAGAGTATGGATTTGATTCACGATTGGCTAGCAAAAGAGCCAGATTGGGATTGTCAGTGTGAATTATATGATTTTATTGCTCAACATAGCTCACAATTCGCTGTATTGAATCTTATCATGTACAGGCTGGATAATTTGGTTACGGAACACAGAGAAATTATTGAGAATGTATATCGAGGGAAGTAATATGAACAATGAAATTTGGAAAGATGTTGTAGGTTATGAGGGAATTTATGAAGTTTCAAACTATGGTCGAGTACGAACCCATAAAGATAAAACAACATATACTCAAAGGCATGGTATTCGTCATTGGAAACAACGAATCTTAAAAGAGAAATCTAGGACTAATCGCGATGTAAGAATAAGTTTGTGGAAAAATGGTAGAAATAAAGACTACTTAGTTCATCGTTTAGTAGCTGAGGCTTTTATTCAAAATCCTGATAACAAACCGACGATTAACCATATTGACGGTAACCCAAGAAATAACCATGTTGATAATTTAGAATGGGCGACATACTACGAAAACAATAATCATGCTTTTGACAATAAACTAATTTCGACTTCCCATGCAGTAACTTTAGTTAATCAAGAAACAGGAGAAAAACAGTATTTTCGTAGTTTGTCTAAAGCTAGTGAATATCTAGGTTTTTGTTCAGGTTACATAAGTAACAGATTAAAACAAGGAAAGAAAATTAAAGGATATGATATTTTCCATCTTAAGAATTAAGGAGTTACTAAATGGACATGAAAGAACGTTTGATTTTGAAATTTGAGTTGAACAGGAAACAGATGATCAACGCAAACGACAGACCTCACTTTCATCAAAAGGCTAAAATCACTAAGTTCTTACGGCAGTTAGCCGAATACGAGGGCAACAA